TGCTTACTGGCTGGTGTAACTGCATCCATGCCATCAAAGTGTAAAAAGTCACTTAACTGCGCAAATACGGCTTGATTAGAATCTGGCGCTTGTGCGATTGCTTGTGCAAACCAGTCAACGACTAAGTTTTCAGCAATTTTTACATCCCAATCCGCACCAGTTTCTTCACCCCAAGACAACATGCCTAAGTGGTAATCGGTGATCACATAACAGTTACATAAATCAGATTGCGTAAGCTTTGGAGGCGATACCAAATGCACTCTAGGTATTTCCTCTTTCATTGCCTCGATTGCTTCACGCATCATGATTAAAGCTTTTTCATTGTCTAGGGTTGACTTAACCCACTGACCAGCTTTTTCACCATCTTTGTTGTAATAAGTAGATACGCCTTTAACCACGAATGGATCAGGCACGGGATGCACCATATCGTTTATTGGTGCATAACCTTTACTTGCTGCTTTTTTAATTAAATATTTTATTGATTGCTGAATTGTGCCTCTTGTAACTCCATAGTGTTTGGCAGCTTTTGAGATATTTTTGTGTTTGTTTATGTAATCAATATAGTCAATTTGTCTAGGGGTTGCCCAATCTTTTAAGATAATGTCAATACCGCTAGAGATGTTCATTTTTATATTTACTCTCTGAATTATTAGCCAATATCAGACTCTTTCAAGCCAGCTTTTTTAAGCTCTAATTTATGGGCTTTATGCTTAAAATAAATATTTACAATTAAGCCTAAAAGACCAATTACTAAACCGCCAATCACACCAATTTCTTGAGCATTTAAACCAAATATAAAAGCACTTGCACCGCCTCCATAAGTTGTTGCGCTTGCCCACTCTGATGCCTTTTCTGCTACTTGTTGATTGTCCATAAATTAGCCTTATTTGTATTTTTAAATCATGCAGGGGATTTTTAATCCCCTAATAACTTATTTATTTATTTGTTGAGGTAGATTTTTTGGACACAATTTATCTTTAAGTGCTGGGTCTTTAATGTTTGAACACTTATCTATAAGTTGAGGTAAACCACCACCACCTTTTGTTGGGTACCCACCTTCTGGAGGAGGTACTGGAAGGCTATCTCTCTTTTCACTGTGACAAGCTGTTAAAGCTAATGATAAAGTTACTAATACTGCTAATAAAATAGAACGTGTCATGATATTTACCTTTTCGTTGTGTTTAAAAAAATTTACTACTTAAAAAATTTTATAGTGGATAATTTGGCATCATTGCAACCGCTTCTGCTGGTGTAACAATTGGTTGTGTGCCAGCTATCACCTCATCTTTATATTGCAAAGCTTCAACCCAGACAGATACCTCCCAAGATGCAAATTGCTGTGCTAATGGTTGAAATGGATTAACAAAACCAACGTAGAGAATTAAAGCATTGCCACTAGTGAATCCAAGCGTGTTAGCTTTTACATCGATTGCCGCTTGTAATGCAACGCGCACTTGGTCAAATTTCTCTGCAAGTGTGTATTGTTTTTCGGGTGCTGTTCTAGACCATGAATTAGGTATTGGTTGAAGTACATTATTAACATCAACTATCTCACCGTTTGGTTTGTACCAAATACCGCGATTGTCATCTGTAGCTACCCAAGTGTTATTAGACCACTTTAGATATTTACCATTTGGAATCGCAAAAGGCGCAACATCGGTTGAATAAGTCGGTGTTATAAATTCATCAGGCGCAAGAGGTGATTCTTGTGCTTCATATTCACCTTGATACTCACCTGTTGTTTGGTCATATAAATAAACTATTTTCATTTTTAATCCCTAAAATTTAATAATGAAAGCCACGCGAGAGCCAGCGGCTAAGTTAGCTGAACCACCGCTTGAACCTGTTACACTATCTGTGTTATTTGCCAGACTACCTGCACCATTCGGTCCGCCATTACCGTCACCTGTAGGTGTTGTGTGCGTATGCGCTAAGTTTTGCCCAACGTGATTTGTACCTAGATTTGCACTGTTTTGAACCAAAGCATAATCGGCTGGAAAGAATGGAATGCCAAATGTTGTGCTACCATCACCAGCCCCCCAAGTTGTGCCGATTGCAGAAAACAATGCAGAATATGTTGTTCTGCTTACAGTTGTTGCCGCTACTGGACAAACTAAATATCCCGCTGGCGTACCACTACCGCCATAAGGCAATATCGTACCAACTGGCACTGTAGAGATTGCCGCCCAAATTGGTGATTGATTAACACCTCTAGATTGTAAAAACTCACCATTAGCACCTACACCACCGCCAGAGCTAAGTTGCGCGTTTAGGGTTGCGGTATCTGTACCAGCGTCACCAATATTAGTGTTACCGTTAAAAGAGTTAGTACCTGTAAAAGTGTTAGTAGTGCCAAGTCCTGCTTTCTCTGTATCTAGCTCGTTTAGCGCGGCTTGAACTGTCACGCCTGCAATATTGCCTGCTGGTGTATTTGCTACGCTTGCGGCTGTGTTTGCACCAACAGCCGCTTGAGAAATAAACCAACTTGTGAATGTTCCAGTACCAGTAATAGAAGTCACATTGACTACCAAAGCACCAGTGCCAGTGTTATAGCTAGTTACTTCACCTGTCATGAAGTTTGCAGATGTGTTAGCTATTCGTAATGTTTGCCCAACTTGATAGCCTAAGTTCAATTGAGTGGTAAACGATTTTGAACCTGTGCCAATTGCAACCGATGTGACCGATGTTGCATTAGTTGCCAACGCGTATGCAGAACCGGCCGCATTTAAATCGTCAATTGCAAGAGGCAATGAAGTCATAAACGCTTCAAACTGCGTACTATATGCTGCCTGTGTTAGTCCTTGACTTCTTAATGGTGGCGTTGATACTTGTCTAATTGGCATAATATTTCCTTAACTTAAACTTTCTATTTCGATTTGTAATTTTGAATATGTCGGATAACTCACCACCACACCATAATCTTTGTAAAATCCGTATGCAAAAGAGGACGTGTAATCTTCAGCGCCTAAGTAAACAATTGGGGTTGCTCGTAATCTGTTGAGTGCGTTAATAACTGCATTAACGCTTGCTTTTTCTACATTGGCAGTCAGCTGTACGTTTTTAGAATAAGCACGCTCAGTGATAATAAAATCGCCAAATTCATTAGCCGCTTTGACTGAATAATCTGTAATGCCAATTGTCATGCCATATTCTGTGCCGCCGATGTCGATTACTTTACCTATTAACAATGTGCCGCATTTAGCAACGCCACCAGTTTTAGCAATAATTACTTGGTATGATGCAAGCGAGTAAATCGGCACATCAGTTGCTACAAAATCAGTTAAATAAATCAGTGGACTAAAAAAATATGTATATGGATCATAAATGCCATCAACGGCAATTAAAGAACTGGTTACGTTGTAAAAAGTTGTGCCAAATTGGTCTTTACCAATAATTTGAATAGTTGCGCCATCAATGTTCAGAGCAGAAACGCTATCAACAAAACCCAAGCCATTTAATGTAACGTTAATAGAATCATTGTTAAAAGTTTGGCTTGTGGTTTTTAAATCAAACATTTTCCATCTGTTTGTTTCTGAAACTTTTACCCAATTTAAATCAGTGTTTAATCCTGTTGGCACATTACCTAAGTTACTATTTACAAGTGAACGAATCACCCAATGCTTGTTGGTATCAACATAAATCAGCATTGTATTAATTGAATAGGTTGTTAATGGATTCCAAACTGCAAAATCTGTTTCTGCAACATTAGTCGCAAATAATGTTGCATCGTTTGTAATCTCTGGCTGAATGATTTTCACTAGATTACCCTTTCTGCAGGTAAACCATCACCATTCCAACGTTTTTGTATTTTTTCCATACTGTATAAATATGTGGCGATTGCTTCTAATACCGTTTGTTGGTTTGCGCCTTGCTCGCGTAATCCTTTAACTTCTAACGCTAATGAAAAATTATTGTCGGTTGGGTTATTCGCCATAAATTGAGATGCATCAACACCTTGATCCGTTGATGCGTAAGCACTTCTTAAATCCGCAAATGTGCTGTATAAGTTTCTGTCTAAACCATCAGCTAACGCGCGATTTACTTGATTGATGCCATTTGCTTGAGCTTCTAGCTGTTTAAAATACGTGTCCATTGCTGGTGCTAACGCAACAAGACCACCAAACAATTTGCTTGAAGCTTCGTCTGTTACTTTGAAGCTATCAACTAAAGCACGATATTCGTCACGTGACGTTGGTAAAACTTGATTTAAATCTTTTAATTGCGATTTAAGTTGATTTGTGAAAGTCGTGAATTGTTCTTGCTGCGTGTAAAATAAACTTGTAAAAATAGATGTATCATTAAACTGTTTTTGAATTTCTGATAATGATTGTTTATATGTATTTGTATTAAGAGCATTACGAATTGAATCAAATACTGGTGGCAAATCTTTAAGCTGTGACTTTAATGTTATTAAAGTATTAATAGTGGCAACAATATCTTCCTGTTTTACCAAGTTATCAAAAAATGATTTAACGCCTTCTGGCAATTTTGATACTTTAAGCGCGTCAACTAATCCCTTGCCTAACACCTGATCAGCTAATTGTTGCGCAAGCTCGCCAACTACCCGACCTTGTTTTTTTAATTGAATTGAAGTTGCCTGGCCATCAATGTTAGCAAAGAAATTTGCATCAGCACTTTTGCCAGCTTGAATTAAACTTGATTGAACTCCTATATTTGAATTTAAATCAAATTCCTTAAATAAAGTTCCTAGTGTTTTACTAAAACTTTCATTTAATGTTGTTAAGAAATCGACTGAACCTAACTCGGCATAACCAGCTTCAAATCTGCGGCTTGTAGCTTGTCCATTTGCATAGTTTGTATTGACACCACTTGAAAACTTAGGCGGGCCACCGCCACCAAATAGACCACCTAATGCGCTGCCTAACAATGAACCCACAATGCCACCAACAGGGCCAAGCGGTGTAAATGATAAAGCCGCCCCAAGACCAGAACTAACCGCGCCTTTAATATCACCTTTAAGTAAACTAAATGCAGTGCCAGCAAATGGTAAAATATTTGCAATTTGTCCAGCATATTGGCCTAAAGCACCGCCAATCTGGTCACCAAGACCGCCAGTACCAGTGCTCAAAAAAGCACCTAATGATTCAATACTTCCAATCAACGCATTGTTGCCACTAGTGAATAAGTCACCAATACCAGATAAACCACTTAAGATACTGCTGCCACCGCTTGCGCCTGAGACACCTGCTTGCGCGCCACCACTAAAGATACTTGCAATGCCACCCAGCGCACTTGTAATTCCAGATTTATTAATTAAGAACTCAACCGCTGGTCTTAAAACCAATGTTTGAAACATATTTTTTAAAGTGTCGCGGAAGTTTTTAGCAAAGCCTTTGCCACTTTCAAATCCACGCAATAAAGCATCAGTAAGAGATCTATTTATGTCATCAGCAAAACGGCGCTGCTCTTCAGCTAAACGGCGTGCTGCTTCCTGTTCTTCCTGGTCTATTTCTGTGCGTTTTTTTTCTTCATAATCAAACCATTTTTTTGCGGTTTCAGCTTTATCTTCAGCAATGCGCTTTTGTTCTTTTTCAACTTTTTCAATATGCTCTAATTCGCGCTCTCTAAGCTGCTTATCAAAACCACTTGAAATATTGTAAAGTTTTTGTTCTGTGTCTAATTTTTTTCTAGCCATTTCCTCAGCACGTTGTTTTTCTTGTTTAAAGTTATTTGCACTGGCTTCTGCTTTACGCTTTTTTTCTTCTTCTAATGCTCTAATTTTATTTATATCTTGCGCTTGTACGCCTGCGCCAAAATTTGGCGCAATAACAGCATTAGAGTCGGACCTACCTAGCGGACTGTTTACAATTAACTTTCTACGTTTTTCTATCTCATCCAGTGCTTGTTTACCAAAATCTGCACCAAAACTAGATGTGCTAAGTTTTGCATTTCTAGCAATTCGCCTTAACTCTTCAGTTGACCTTTGTGTTATATCTTGGTTTTGCGGTAATTTGTCTAGAAAGTTTCTTAGTATTGACCCTTTTTCACCACCCTCAAATACTGATAATAATGTTGATGCTTTTTCAAGCACGCCAATTAATATTCTAGAAGCACCTGTGGTTTCATTGATTTTGCCAATAACCAATGTTAAACGATTGGTAAAGTTTTCCCATTCACCAGTGACAGTTTTGGTTTGCTCTGATTGCTCACGCAACGCTTTAAGCAATGCAGGATCATTAAACGCTGACAACATTACTTCTGAAGTAATTTTACCTTGTGCGGCTAAATCTTTAAGTGATCCAAAAGGCACGCCAATGCTTTGCGCCAAGGCACGCATGACATTTGGTGCAGCTTCCATTGCTGTGCGGAACTCATCACCATCTAATTTACCCTTGCCAAAAGCTTGTGATAACTGCAACATAGCAGAAGCCGCTTCTTCTGCGCTTGCACCATTTGCTTTTAAACTAAGGGCTAAAGTCTCGGTAACATTACTGATTTGTGTTTGTGTTGCGCCAAAGTCTCGCAATGCATTATTTAACCTGGCATAAGTTTGCCCAATTGCACTAATATCGGTTTGCGCACGTTTAGATATTTCTAAAACATTTTCTTGCGCTTGATTAAATTCTCTTGTTGAATTAGTTGCTATTTTAAGTTGAGCGTTAAATTTGGTATAAGTATCAATCGCACGAATGGTTGCATTTGCAAAAGAGCCAATACCAACACCAAGCGCGCCAAAACTTACTAATTTTTGAAAGCTGCCAAACTCTGCAGTTGTACGTTTTAATCGGTTAACAACGGAGTCAAACGCACCGGCCGTTTTATCAGCTGCCGTTATTTCAATATGCGATTTATTTGCGTTGAACATTCTCTTGCTTTTCCTTAACCCAATTTAAGCAATCTATATCTGCTGCAACTATTTTTTTGGTTATGTCATTAGGGTTTATTTCATAACAAATGCAATAATTTAGTATTTCAGTGTAGGTGATTCTTGAAACTCCACTAAATGCACTTTGCCTTGTATTGTTTAACTCTAAAAAAGCTTCAAAAGCCTCTTTGTTTTCTTGCCACAGCTCTGGCTTTTCAATCAGAGCTGCAGGCAAAACTGGCAAATTCATTAAAAATTTTTCATCTTTCCCCCACTCGTAATGCCAGCGAAGGAAAGCTATTAGTTTTTTTCTGCATCCTCCTCAGCTGTCAGCTGATAAGCATCCATTTCTTCAGAAAAAGAAGTGATGACGTTTCTAAAATCAGTTAAGCGAGTCAATAAATCAGAAGCCGCTTCAAAACTGTATTTCAGTTCTTTACCACTATCATCTTCAAAGCCGGACCAACCCAACAGAATTGTTTTAGCCATAGCTTCAATTGAAATTTTTTTGTAAATTTCATCTGGCAACTTTCCCATTTGAATTTGCCGACGATAAGGCGCGATTAATCTTTTTAATTCTTCTGCATGATTTTTGTTGTTATTACGAGCAACTAAAACTTTTGCCCCTTCGCCAATTTCATGCCAAACGCCTTTTTCTTCTAACTGTTCATTTGTTGAAAAAAACTTATTAATTTTCATATTTGCCCCGTATTTGTAAAATTCCCCGATTTAAGATGATGCGGCTGCCGCGCGGGGAACGCTGCCTTAGTGAGTCTAAGTGCCGCACCAAACCATTAAACAGCTGGCGATACTGCAATGCCACCACGATCAATTAAAATCATTCTTGATGACACTGGGTCTAATAAACCAGTAATCTCAAAGCTTGCTGATAAATCGGTATTGATAGAACCTGCATTTACTTTTGCGCTGTTGATTTTTGTGCGTGGCAGTGTGATTACGTAGCCATTGCCTGCAGTATCTTGCAATCTGAATGAAAAACTGCTAACTGTGTTGTTTAAAAACTTGTCGTATAAATTACCGTTTGCAAAGTACACATCAAGCATTAATTTAATATCGATTGAACCGCTGCCAATATCTGCATTGCCTAATGTGCCAATTGCCTTTTGGCCACGCAAATTATTGTTGTATGTCATTTTTAGTGACTGAACAAATGTGCCAGTAAGCGCAGTGCCAGCTTCTAAGATATTTGCAACGCTGCTTGTTGCACTTAAAATACCTGTTGAACCGCTTGGCACAATTGTTGCATTTAATCCTGTAATACCAGCACGAACTACATCTTTACCAATAAAATCAAATGATCCTGTAATTAATGAGCCTGTTGAAACATCAAGAGATAAGCTTTGAACAGTTTGTCCGCGATGCGTAAAAAATTGAGTCACGTCTTGAAACGCACGCTCAATCGTTGCGCTGCGCTGTGTTGTACCATTAGTTAAACGACTTGCACTCACTGTGACTGCTGCACCGCCGGCACCTGTTGCCCCAGTAAATGGTGAGCCTTCAAAGGTGAGCACTGTTGTTGTTGGCGCAATAGTTGTTGAAACTTGCGCCCAAATATTCTGCAATGGGTTACTTGATCCTGCAATTTTTACCCATTGACCTAGCACTAAGTTTGTAAATATACTAGCACCAGATGTTGCAGAGCCTGCAGTCAAAGTGCTTGCTGCAAAAGTGGCAGATGTTGGAATTACTGCGCCGACACCATTGACACCAAACGCTGTGTAAGTGCTTTGAAGCAGTGACTCAATAAACCAATCATATTCGCCATAATTAAGCTCAAAGTTAAAACCACCGCTTGCGTCTGCATCGGTAGAGATTAAGTCGGTAATTGCACGGTCTGAACGAATCTCGTTTGATACTACTGTTGAGATTGCATAGTCCAGCGATTCACCAGTGTTTCTCAATGCATAGCATGATGATGCCGTTACTGGCACGCCAAAAGTCGCCTCTGGCTTATATGTTAAACGCATTCTGTTCGAGGTTGCTAATGGCATTTTTTAAACTCCTATATTGAAATATCTGGCGTATTCGCCTGTGTTTTATATAACACGGTGAAACTCATCACCGCTTGACCCATTGGGCTTTCTGCTTCACCATTCATGTCAATAAATATGCTTGATAAGGTGATACTTTTAACCAAGCCATTTAATGTATTGGCAACCACGCTCGCATTTAACGCAATTTCTACTTCTTTAATTATCGCGTCTAAGGTGTCATCTAAATTACTGTTTGCCTTTGCCAACGCACGCACTTGCAAATCAAGTTGGCGATTTAACATTGATGGAAAGCCAACCGATCCCAATTCAACTTGCTCTTCGTTTGTGGTGATCACCAAACAAGGTAAATCCGCATCATTTAAAACATAAACACGCGACTCAAAAACTCTAGTGCTCGTTGTTGTTAAACCTGTCAGTAATGTGCTAACCGCCTCGCGCAATTGCTTTCTGATGTGGTCTGCCATTAACTTATGCCTTTATTGTTTCTCTAACTCCACCTGCAAAATGCCTGTGCCATCTGGTAATACATTGCGCACAACATAATTTAAACTTTCAACAACTATGCTTTGTCCGTTTGCAATGCCTGGTACACTGGCTGCAGGAACTGTAATAAAAGTATTTACACCCGCTAGTCCGTAATTTTCGATATAAGCTTTATCAAAAATCACTTGCACATTGTTGCCGGCATACACTGCCGTTACTGCAAATTCGCTGTTACTAAAAAAATCGTCAAATGATTCAACAAAAGCCATTTACTCTTTTGCTTCTTTCGCTGGTTTTTCTTTTGCTTTTTCTGCTTTGTTCATGCCAATTAGTGCATGGCCCAATGCATCAGCAACATCAATCACCGCACCAGCTTCTTGCAATTCGCCAGCTAAGTAAAACTTGCGCGTCACTTTAACTTTCATGGTTTGCCCTTTTGGTTGCTTGCTACCGCTAATTAAAGCGGCAGCAGTTAATGATGAAATTGCCATTAAATTAAGTAATTGTTGTCGCTAAGCTAAATGCGCCTGGGATACGAACACCCACATCACAAGTTTGAATTGCACGAACACCTGTGATTGCAGCTGTAAAGCTTGCGTATGGATTCATTGCGATTTCTAACATGCCCCATTCACCAATGATCACTTGGCTAAAGTCACCAAACAACATTGATGCAGCTGCCATTTGTAAAGATGACATCGCTTTAAAGCCTTCGATTTCACCATCTAAAATGTTGCCTTGCCATAAAGGTGTGTCTGTTGATGCTTGGCGGAATCTTTGTTTCAACAAGCCAGCAACAGTTGGTGTTGTCACATAACCGCAGTTAGCAGCTAATGCGTTACTGTTTGCAACGTCTGTTTGAAATTCAACAATACCTGCATAACCAAGTGATGTACCTGTAACAGCGCCAATGCCTGCTGTTGCTGTAATGCCTGTAGGTTGACCGCCTGTACCTGTGCCAGATAAGCCGGCTAAGTCGATTGCTAATGCAACCACTTTGCTTAAATCTGACATTACTAATGAGTCTGCAGCTGGGCTGTTTTGCAACATTAATTGGCGTGAGATTTCTGTGTAAGCAATTACGTTTTTAGGGCTCATTGCCAATTGGCCTAATACCAATTGTGATTCAGTAGCGGCTGCGGCCTCGTTTGCTAACCAGCTTGCAGTGCCAGCAGCGGTTTGACGTGGAATTGTTACGTTGCCTTGTAAGCCTGTGAGCATTGTTGCGCCCATTTGTGCGAGCACGCTACGGTTACGCAACAAGTCGATAAAGTTAGATGCCAAGTTATCCGTTGCAACAATAAAGCCACCTTGATTGCCTGTGCCAGCTGTTAAGTCACGTTTTTGCACTTCATAAGGCACATAAAAACCGTTGTTAGCTGACTCAGATAAACCAGCGCGTTTTAAGATTGCTTGATGGCACTCATGCTCAAAACCTGCTGATCTCCAATTTTGGTCAGCCATTGCTTTAATAGCGCGCAATACAGAATAGTTTTTAACTTCTTTGCTATCCAAACCAATATCAGGTGTGACTTTTGGTGCGGTCGCAATCAAATCCATTACCTTGCTGCGATATTCACTTACAGGTTCGCCACTACGCATTGCATCTTGTGTTAATTTTTCGATGCCTTGATAGCTAGAAAATTGCTCTTTAATTGCTAAAATTTCTGTTGAACGTTTTTGCTCTTCAGAACGTGCATCTTTTTTGATTTGTTCTAAATCAATAGATGGTGCTGGTTTTTCGACTACTTCTGTGGTCATGATTCTAATCTCCTGGATAGGTTTTGGCTGGTCGGTTGGAATATCGCCCGTGCTGCGACCAACGCCAACTGCAATATCGGCTGGCACGGAGACTAATGAAATTTCGTAAGGTGTCCAATTAGTGATGCGGTATGTGTCGGTTTCTTGGCCCTCATCACTTATGGTGGTTGATTCAAGCTTGGCTTCATTGATCATGTAACCAACAGAAACATTTTTGCGAATGCCATCGACAACATCTTGGAAAATCTCTTCAGCGCGGGCGCTTTTACCAAAACGCACTACAGCGCGAGCTTTTCTATCAGTGCCAATGCTC